ACCGGGCCGAGCAGGAAGACATGCGCGCCGCCCCTTACCTGGTGCCGATCCTTCCCGAGCACGTCGAGGAATACGAACTCGACCATCGCGGCCTGATCGCCAGCGTCCGATATGCCGACACGATGGATCTCGACGGCGAGCGCGTGGATGTCTCGCGGGTGTGGGGCATGGAAGGCTGGCGCGTGCTCAAAGGCGACGAGGTACTGGAAAGCGGCGAGCATGGCCTCGGCCTTTGCCCGGTGCTGGCGTTCTCCGAGACCGGCGAGTTCGGTGCCGAGGGTTCGTTCAGCCAGTTGGCCGACCTGGGCAAACGGCTTTACAACCTGCACTCGGAACTCGACGAGCTGCTGCGATCCCAGACGTTCTCGATCCTGACCTACCAGGTGCCGCCCGAGCAGTCGCAGACGTTCGACGCCAACTCCATGGCCGAGACGCTCGGCACTCACAACATGCTGGTTCATTCCGGCACCATGCCGGCGTTCATCAGCCCGGCATCCACCCCGACCGAGGCCTATTTCAAGGCCATCGAGCGCCTGCAGCTGACCATCGACGAGGTGGCGCTCAACGTCGAACCGCCGGATCAGGCCGAGTCAGGCCTTGCCATGACGCTGCGGTTCCAGTCGCTCAACGCCTCGCTCGCCTCGTTCGCCCGGTCCATGGAAGACCTCGAACGCCGCGTCTGGGAAATCGTGGCCCGCTGGCTCGACATCACCGACCGCACGCAAATCGAGTGGCCGACCGACTACGGCCTAGCCGATCTGGGCTCCGAGATCGAGCTGTACCAGCAGATGCAGATGATGGGCGCGCCGGAGTCCTACTTGCGCGAGAAAATGCGCCAGATCATCGCCACCGACCTGGCAGCCACCGATCGAGACCTGCGCGACAGCATCCTGGGAGACCTCGACACCATGGACCACGAACGTCCCGGTGCGCCGCCGGCCGTGGAGGGCGAGTGATGCAACCGATCCTGCGCCACTTCAAGCCCGCCGAGTTCGCCTGCAAGTGCGGCAAGTGCGGCAAGGGCTACCACGACATGGATAAGCACGTGATGCTCGCCCTGGATAACGCCCGCGGCATTGCCGGCATCCCGTTCGCGCTCACCTCACCGATGCGCTGCCCGGCCCACAACAAGGCCATCGGCGGCACCGAGGACAGTTCTCACCTGCGCGGTTACGCCGTCGACATCGACGCGCCGAACTCCCGCGCCCGCTTCCAGATCCTCGAGGCGCTGATCGGCGCCGGCTTCACCCGCCTGGGCGTGGCGCACGACTTCATCCACGCGGACATGGACCCGGACAAGTCGGAGGACGTGTTGTGGACGTACTGATGCGCTGGCTGTCATGGGGGCGCATTGCCATCGGCGCGATCGCGATCGCCTCGCTGGCCACGGCGTGGTGGCAGTACCGGTCAGGCCTGATCGATATGGGCCGGGCCGAGTGTCAGGCCAAGGTGGCGCGTGCCATCAAGCAGCAGCAAGAGATCGCCAACGAAAACGCCGCCATCTACGAGGCAGGCCGGGCCGATCGCCAGACAGAAATCCGATACCGCACCCGCGAGGTAATCAGCCATGTTCCGAGCGACCGCAGTTGCGATTGGAGCCCTGACGCTTTCCGCGTGCTCAACGACGCCATCACCGGGGCCGAGCCTGCCGGCGAACCTGGCCGCGCCCTGCCCGGATCTTCCGGTGATCGATGAACCGACGCAACGCGCCACAGCGCGCTGGATCGTCACGGCATCCGGCATGTACCGAGACTGTCAGAAGCGGCACGAGGCGGCCGTGCAGACGCGGAGAGGCGAGCCGATGGACAACAACACCGACACGAAAGGCCGAGTCAGGGATGAGCGATGAACTCAAGCAAGCAGCGACCGGACTCCTGGGGCAATACCCGTGGATCGCGTACTGGTGGGTTCTGGTCCTCGCGGGGTGGGGCGGAATCGTGAACTACATCCGCAAGATTCGAGCCGGCGAGGTCAGCCGGTTCTCGGTGACGGAGCTGATCGGCGAGTTGGCGACCAGCGGCTTTGCCGGCCTGCTCACATTCATGATCTGCCAGGCCGCCGGGTTCGAGGAACTCGTGACCGCCGTCATGGTTGGCATCAGTGGCCACATGGGCGCACGCGGGATCTACGCCGCCGAGAAGTTCGCCGAGTCGTGGGCGGCCAAGCGCCTTGGCATCGACGACCGGAAACGTAACGGGGACGACTGATGCTTACCCTCACGCCCGACAACCTCGACGCACTCGGCAAGCGGCTACTCGGCACGACCGACCAGGCCGAACAGGCACTGGCGGAAACCGCACAGGAAGTGTTCGAGATGATCGAGTCGCGCGTGGCCGACCACAGCAAGACCGGCGACCTCGAACGCTCGCTAGAACTCAACCGCGATGGCCCTGGCGACTACCGCATAGGCCACAACGAGTCGATGGCGCCCCATGCGGTGTTCGTCCATTGGGGCACCCGGCCACACGAGATCAGGCCGAGCAAGAAAAAGGCGCTGCGCTGGCCGTCCGGTGGCGCGTTCCAGTTCGCCAAGGTCGTGCAGCACCCCGGCTACGAGGGCGACCCGTACCTGGTGGACGCCGCCGACGCCGCCCCACGCATATTCCAGCGGCGACTGGCCGCAATCCTCGAGGAGTAACGACATGGCCACGACCCTGACCTACACCGACGCGTACCTGACCGGCTACATCGACCAGTCGGTCGAGGATCGAGCCCGCGCGGACGTTGACGACCTCGGCACCTTCCCGACCGACTGGCGCGACAAGCTCACGGTGCTGCGGGCCTACATCATCACCTGCCTGGACAAGCAGGCGCAGCCCGAGGATCTGTTCACCGCCAAGCTCAAGAGCTACCGCGCCGAGTTCGACCGGCAACTGGCCGGCGCGCGCAACGCACAGGCCGAGGTGGCAGACACCGCGCCGGGCCTGATCTCGATTCCGATCCTCCGGGGGTAATCATGGCCAAGATCAACGACATCCTCGGCACCCTGCGCACACGCCTTGCGGATGTACCTGGCACCAACACCTGCAAGATCGGCCTAGAGCCGAACATGACCCCAGACGACTACCCGATCATCCGACTGGTGCCGTCGCGCATCAAGCGTGGCGATCCCGGGCATCGTCGCGTGGTCGACCTGATGGTCTACTACGGATCGCCAGTGCAGCAGTTCGACGGCATGGATGCGCTGTACGATGAACTGCTGCGCCTCGAGGAAGAAATCGTCGGCCGCATGAAACAGGGCGACGGCTACCGGATCAAGCACCTCGACACGATCACCGACGAGGACCGCCTGAGCACCTATAAGCTGTTCATGTCTCGGTTCGAGGTCACCATCGCCTAGTCGCGCACGAACGGGCTCCTTGGCCCGTCACCCAGCCTGCGCAGCCGGTAGTCCTTCGGCACGCCTTCATTGACGATGGAATCCAGCGGCTCGCCATTTAGCAGCCGCTCCATCTTCGCCTCCGACCCCATCAACCTCGCGCCATCACCACGGCTCTGCACCAGATCTCGCACAGCGTCAGGGCGCTCGCTGGCCGTGCCGCGCACGTCGTAGCGCGGATGCGCCTTGCACCGACAGAACGGGTGATACGGCGGCTGCGGCGCGCGCCCCTTCGGGTAGATGCCAGGCCCAAGCCCGTACAGGTCGGCCTTTGCATGCACGTCGCAGATGTCCACCTTCGGGTGGGTTGGCGAGAGCCGGATCTGCACGAACTCCAGCGACTGATCGGCCATCAGTTCACCGCCGCGCGTGTCCATGTACGCCCGGTGCAGCTCGGTCTGAGCGATCCGGTTGGCAAAGTACCGATTTCGCTCGGCGAAAGCGGTGCGGAGCATGCGGTTTATCTTGTCCTGTGGCCTCCCGGCCTCGGCGGCATCCAGCGCTTCGAGGTAGGACGCTCGCAGGGCCGGAGTCTTGAGCCGCTTGGCCGCGTACCGGCTGATCGTCCGGGCGTATTCGTCACCGGTCACGCCATCGCGCAGGTAACGGGGCAGGCGCTTTCTCACGTCGAGCAGATCCACGTCGTTGCCGTAGCCATCGTAGAGTTCCAGCGCCAATTCACGGGCCGAGCGCATCGCCTGATTGTGCCGGTTGATCGCGGCAAGCACCGTCGACTCGACGAGTTGCCGGTTCTGGTAGAGCCGATCGGAAAGCGTTATCCGGGCCAGCGGCATGGACCGCACCCGATCCGCGCTGATCCGCTTGGTCAGCAGGTCGGTAAAGGCAGACGCCAGCACCCCGTAGAACTCGCCCTCGAACGAATCATTGGCCTCCTGCACCGCCGATCGTGCCTCCGTGCCGGCCCGGATCGACTCGAGCAGCCGTTGATAGGCCGCCTCGGCGCGTCGTTCAATCTCCCCGGCCTGCCGGCTCAGGAATCCATCGATCTCGTCGTCGGTCATCTAGTCCTCCAGGGGCAGCCAGTCGATCCAATCCTCGACGATGGACGGCACCAGCGTCTGCCAGTCATCCAGTTGCGTGACGCACGGCTCACCCTTGGCGATCTTCTCCAGGGTCACGAGCGGGATCACGTGAATGGTCCCGTCCGTGGCCAGAATATTGACGTGCGGCCGGCGCGAATCGAGCGCGACAACCTCACCCATCGAACAGCCCTCCTTGCAGTTTTGGCCGACGCTTGGCAATCGCCGCGTCGAGAATGCGGTAGGCCGTGGCCTCGCTGGCCCCGTACCGTGCGCACAGCGCGCCCTTTGCCTCGGCCCGTGTCTTGCCCGCCTCCAGCATCAACACGGCCGCATGCACGCGCTCAGGGTGCACGAACGCCCGCACCGAGAACCGGATGCGCTGCCCGGTGCGCGTTCGCAGTATCGACTTGATGCGCTGCTTGGTCCGCGGGCACCCATCCACGCGGTCGATCTCGTGGAGGATCTGGGCAAACTCGGGCTCGTCGGTCGGCATGGTCATAGCATCGGCACCTGCATCCCTGTGTGTTGCTGCTGCCGCTGTCGGATCAGCGGAGCGAGGGCGTAACGCGTTGAGTCCCAGCAGTGGTTGTGCGCGTCGACAAGCTGCGGCATCACGTCGCCGGTGAGCCGGTCGACCTTGTGGCTCCACAGCCGCGCCTCTTGGGCGGTGTGCTTGCATCGCGGGTGAATGACGATCTGGTCATAGCCGCGCAGGTGGGCCACGCCGTCCTCAACCGAGCCGGGCCACTTCTTGGCCGGCTGGATCTTGAAGCCCTGGCGCTGCATGTAGCTGATCGTCTCGGGCCGGGCGCCGTCCGCGCGGATGACGTGATCCCGTGCGCCGGGTACGCGGTCGAACAGCTCGGGCGTCTGGTCGATCTCCACGCCGACCCCGTAGGCCTCGTGGTCGATCCACAGCTTTCGGTCGTGGATCCACACGCGCTCGAGTACCGTCGGGTCTTTGGCGAAACCCCAGTCGGCCCCGTAGTACGGCCCATCCCACGACTCGGCCGGGGTGAACGCATCGACCACCCACTTGCCGTGCAGCACTTGGGCATCGCTGATCTGCCGGCACTCGCCTTCCCAGATCCACGCGTAGGCGTCCGGGTCGGTTGCCTGCATGTGCCGGCGTTCCTCGTCGAGCTCCGGCGGGAACCACGGGTTGTCGCGCCAGTTGATCTGGCGGACGATCGCGCCCGGCGGTGGCTCGACCACGAACCGCTGATAGGTCGGGTCCGTCTCGTTATCCGGGTTGAACGTCACCCAGATCTCCGAGCCCGGCGCACGGATGGTCGGGATCAGTAGCTTCCACGAGGCCTCGGACACCGCCTGCGCTTCCTCGACCCAGCACACGCCGATGTTTTCCATCGACTTGATCTCGCCGGCGTTGTGCCGCAGCCCCTTGAACAGGAACTCGGAGCCGTTAGCGCAACGGATGAAGCTCTCGCCCACCTCGAACTGGCCGGACAGGCCCATCGTCTCGATCTGGTCGGCCAGCAACCGGTGGACCGAGTCACGGATCGACACCTGCAGCTCACGAGCGCAAAGCACCCGGATTGGCCTGGTCGACGCCGCCACCTTGAGCAGGATCAACCGAGCGAACGCCCACGACTTGCCCGAGCCGCGCCCGCCGTGCGCCACCTTGTAGCGCGACGGCTTGGCGTAGGGCTTGGCCCAGCGTGGCAGGCGAACGTCAGGCATCCTTGCCGTCTTCCTCCCAGATGACTTTTACCGGGCCGCCGCCAGCGCCAGTTACCTCGCGACGCTCGAGGAAATCGCCCTGGGACTTGCCGAGCAGCTCCGATGCCTTGAGCCGGTCCTTCATCTCGGGCGGGGCCTCGATCACCTCGCCGTCCTCCTTGCTGAGAACCGGCACCTTCTCCTCGCCGAGCATCACACGGGTCCAGAACGTCTGGCGCTGCTCACGGGTCGCGATGGCCTCGCTGGTCGTATCCTCACGGAGCCGTTCTATCGCCTCCAGGATCTGAACATTTCTCAACAGTCGAGGCCCCTGCTGCTCACCATGCTTATATCCCGCCTCAGATGCAGCAGGACCGGCTCGACCACCATTGGCCGAGTAGGCCTCCACAAACCGGCGTTGCTTCTCTGTGAGCCCTTCGTGCCAGTCGCTCATCGCTTCCTCTCCTCAAATATCTCAATCACCAACGCCTCGACGTGCGGCCGGTCATGCAGCGGCACGTCGCGCAAACCATCCCGGCGTGCCTCGCGCCCATCCATGCGGGCGATCCGCTCTGCATCCCGCCGGCGGCGGTTGTCGATTGCGTTTGGCATGCCGGGGTGCCAGGCGTCGGTCACGCATCCCTCACTGGCGTCATGACGTCCTGACCGCTACATCCACATTGAGCGACGCGATTCTCGGCCAGCTCCAGGCGAATCGACACGTTGACGAACTGCTCGCGGTACTCGTCGACGGTATCCTGCAACTGCCGGATCTGCTTTCGGTACTGCATTTCCTTCGACGGGCTCACGATGCCTGCTCCTTTTCTCGCTCCGCGATCCAGCGGTCCAGTACCGGCTTGGGCCACCCGGTCGATTGCTTCAATCCGAATCCGAACGACCGCGTTTCATCGCCAATCGTAGCAGCCGGCGGTAGCGTTCCGTCGGCTTCCCATCGGCGCAGCGTGGTTTCACCAATACCAAGGTAGCGGGCGGCCTCGGGGCGCTTGAAAAACGGCGGGTTGTATTTCTTCA